TGACTAGACAAACTGTAGCAAATGCTCGATCTAATGTCACTAAGATGTCAAGCCGTGAGATTGCGAAACTGACAGGAAAGCAGCATAAAGATGTCCTTTATGATTGCCGTAAAATGTTCGAATCGCTCAATCTTCAATCGGCGGACTTTTCCGCCGATTACCAGGATGACCGTGGACGCACTTATCAGGAATATTGGCTTGACCAAGATCTGACGATGACCCTGATGATGGGATATAGCATCCCGCTCCGTCACAAAGTCGCCACTCGCTGGCGTCAGCTGGAATCTGGTAAAGCGTTGCCGCAGAAATCCGCATCTCACTTGCCTGAGTTCCGCCGTGCCCGAGCGATCAAAATGGAGGTTGAGGCCATGAGCCTGGCATTATCTTTCATGCCGAAGCTCAGTGACGTTGCGAAACAAACAGCAATGGCTCGTGCAGTTAATGATGCAGCTGGTATTGAGCTTCTCCCTTTACCAAAAGTTGAGGAGCACCTTCACACTGCTGGCGATATCGCTGAAATGCTGGGTGTATCTCCTCAAAAGATCGGTCGCCTTGCTAACATGCATGATCTCAAAACCGAGCAGTACGGTATGTATGTTTGGGATAAAGCAAAACACTCTGACAAGCAGGTTGAAGCGTTTCGCTACAATACTGAAGGAGTAAAGGCGCTACGCCACCTGATTCATGGTGCTGATGTGGCGTAAGTCAACTATTACTGAACTCTGGATGGCTCAAATCTGAGCCATCCTTGCCAACCCGCTTCGGCGGGTTTTTAACAACTAAATATCCAGCACTGTCCGCCACTTAGAAATCAGATAACCCGCTTCGCTTGATCAACAACGTGGATTGATAATACTGTATGTATATACAGTTAATTTGCGAGGTGACTATGCCACGCACAGCAGACATGCACGCCGCTATTGTTGCGGTCGCAGAGCCATTCATTCCTCCTTCATCAAGCATCGTTGAAACGCAGGAAGGCTATGATGTCATTGAGAGTGGAATCCCGTTTAAGCGTGAGGACACATTGCTCATCTGGTTTTGTGGCCGCCAGCAGCACGCCTATTGGGCTGGTGACGCTCTCATTACCGACGACGGTGAGGCCATTGAAGGCGATGCGCTTGATGATGTTCGCCTGGTTGGTGTAGTTACGCATACCATTCATCCAGTTTCTACAGACGAAAATCCCTTCATGTAGTATCTAAAGTGAGCAATCGAAGCTCTTTCTTCCGAAATTTACAAACACCAAAATTCCAACAGCGTTACAGGCTTAGAAACGAAGCGGCTATGAAGTAGCCAGCCACACACGAATGCCCATCTTGATCAGCGCCTCAGATGAAACTACTGTATATAAAAACAGTATTTGAGGTATGCATTATGGAATTCTACAGACCGGCTGAATTACGCGAAATTATTGCAATCCCGCTTTTCAGCGACTTAGTGCAATGCGGCTTTCCCAGTCCGGCAGCTGATTACGTCGAACAGCGCATCGATCTTAATGAGTTACTGGTGTCACACCCGAGCTCGACGTATTTCGTTAAGGCCGCGGGCGACTCGATGATCGAGGCCGGGATCAGCGACGGAGATCTGCTGGTGGTAGATAGCTCACGCACCGCTGAGCATGGTGACATTGTCATCGCCGCGGTGGAAGGGGAGTTCACTGTTAAGCGCCTGCAGCTGCGCCCGACAGTGCAGCTCAATCCTATGAACAGCGCTTACTCGCCGATCATTGTCGGTAGTGAGGATACGCTCGATGTGTTCGGTGTTGTTACTTTCATCGTAAAATCGGCGAGCTAAGTATGTTTGCGCTGTGTGATGTAAATTCGTTTTACGCATCATGCGAGACGGTGTTTCGCCCCGATTTGAAAGGGCGGCCGGTTGTCGTTCTCTCAAATAACGATGGCTGTGTAATCGCACGCAGCGCAGAGGCCAAGGCCGCTGGAATTACCATGGGGGAGCCGTTCTTCAAGCAAAAGGAGTTGTTCCGCCGTGCCGGTGTTGTTTGCTTCAGCAGCAACTATGAGCTGTATGCGGATATGTCGAACCGGGTAATGACGACACTTGAGGAAATGAGCCCTCGCGTCGAAATTTACAGCATTGACGAAGCTTTTTGCGACCTGACAGGCGTCAGGAATTGCCGGGACCTGACGGAGTTCGGCAAAGAGATCCGCGCGACAGTTCTGAAGCGTACACATCTGACTGTCGGGGTTGGCATAGCGCAGACTAAAACACTCGCTAAACTCGCCAACCACGCCGCAAAGAAATGGCAGCGCCAGACTGGCGGAGTGGTTGATTTGTCTAATATCGACCGCCAGCGTCGGCTGTTGGCCATTGTACCTGTAGAGGACGTCTGGGGTGTTGGTCGCCGAATCAGTAAAAAGCTAAACGCGATGGGTATTAAAACGGCCTTAGACCTTTCAGAGCAGAGTACGTGGATAATCCGGAAGCACTTTAACGTGGTACTCGAGCGCACTGTCCGGGAGCTGCGCGGGGAACCCTGTCTTGATCTGGAAGAGTTTGCCCCAGCAAAACAGGAAATCGTCTGCAGCCGGTCATTCGGCGAACGCGTTACCGACTATGAGCAGATGCGCCAGGCTATTTGCTCTTATGCCGCCCGCGGAGCTGAAAAGCTACGCGGTGAGCACCAGTATTGCCGCTTTATCTCAGCGTTCGTGAAGACCTCTCCCTTTGCGCTTAACGAACCGTATTACGGCAACAGCGCCTCTATGAAGTTACTCACGCCAACGCAGGATAGCCGCGACATTATCAACGCAGTTGTAAAGTGTCTGGACAAAATCTGGCAGGATGGGCATCGGTACCAGAAAGCCGGCATTATGCTGAGTGATTTCTTCAGCCAGGGCGTGGCACAGCTCAATTTATTCGATGAGAACGCGCCTCGGGCCGGTAGCGACCGCTTAATGGAGGTGCTTGATCACCTGAATGCCAAGGATGGGAAAGGGACACTGTACTTTGCCGGCCAGGGCATACAGCAGCAGTGGCAGATGAAGCGTGAAATGCTTTCGCCGAGATACACTACGCGCTATTCTGACTTAGTTATTGTTCGATAAATGGTTTTACTGGTTAAGGTTAATATGGAAATTTTATGAGCGAAGAAAAAGACGCATATGAAGCCGTTAAAAAATATGATGAAATCATACATCAGAATTTACGAAATTCTTTGATAGATAGCGCAAGCCTAGCAACTATTGAGACTACATCAATTTTGGATAAATTTAGTATGTGGTTACTAGTTGGCGTGGGTGCGACAGCAACATTAATGATAGCTAATATTGATAAGGTGTTGCCTTTTATTACACCTCTAGGCTTTAAAATTTCCGTTTTTTTATTGGCTATTTCCTCAATTGCTGGGTTTGCATCTAAATATTTTGCCTTAGTAGTTTGTTCATCTGCAGTTGTAACTGTAAGAATGACAGAGTTAATACAGAGTAAAATAAAAGAATACGAAGAAAGTTGTAAGATCAGAGACGAGATCGGACGAGATGTTGGATATGTTAGTGATATTGAATTAAGCATTGATTCTTTTACAGAACAATATGTTAGCCTTTTCCCATTTCAAAGGCTTAGGAAAAAGGTAAAAAAAGGAATGAACTTCTACTCAGAAAATAGATCTGGCAATAGAGCGGCGGTACATGGCGTAGTATTCCAAGGGTTAGCTCTGTTTTTGCAAGCTTTATCCTATATTGCTTTCTTGGTAGTTATTACTTCTTTTATAAATCTACGTTAGCTGAAGTAAGCAATTCTGGCCCTTGATTCTTTACATTACCTACGGCACGCGATACAGCGTGCCAGATAAACTTGTCGGCTGGCACGGCGCCGTCGGCAGCTATCTCCTCAGCTTCTTTCCCGCCAACGTCCTGACGCATCCATTCCCGGGCCGCTTCTGGCGACAGAACCAAAGGCCGGCGGTCGTGAATGTCGACCAGGCCTTTATCGGCTGCAGAGGTCACAATCAGGAAGCCTTCCGCTTCGTCACCGCGTTCGAACGGCGTGCTGCCGATCGATGCCATGAATATTGGCTGACCATCGGCCCGGTGGATGAAGTAGGGCTGTTTCTTGTCGCCTTCCTTCTTCCATTCAAACCATCCATCAGCAAAACAGATCGCCCGGCCATGTTGCCAGAGAGGTTTAAACATTCTGCTTGTGGCAGCCGTCTCGACGCGCGCGTTAATCAATGGCGGTTTATCCCACCACCCGGGCGCGTAGCCCCAGAAAACAGGATCGAGGTGAACTTGCTCGTCTCGTTCGCTCAACAGCAGGACTTTGGTACCGGGCGCCACGTTGTAACGTCCAATCGGTTCCGGGTCATATGCGATGTCGCGATCGCCTTCGTCGGCCAGGTAAGCCAGATATTCTTCACGGGTTTGGGCTTGTGCAAAACGTCCACACATAGAAACCTCCAGCCAGATGTCAGACTGAAAGTATAGGGCAGGGAGAAAAAACAGGTGCGCACCGAAACTTTATGATTTTGAAACAGGGGCATGATGATTGAAGTCAGGGAGGCGGTAAAGCGGATCGTTGACAAACTGGAAGGAGCTACGCAAAAGCGTGAATTTTGGGGGCATTTTTGGGGGCAAAATCGTGTTTGGGGCGTGTTCTGGGGCGAAAAAATAGCCGCTATTTGCCGCTATTCCCCAAACATAATTTTTTCAAGTAACTGATTTTAATGCAAACCCCTGAAAGGATGATGTTTAAAAAAATGTTGGATAAAGCACCTGAATTAATGGATTAACGTGTCAGCCAGCTGATTTGAACTGGCTCACCATACAAGATTGTTCAATAATGCCCGTCGCGCGTTGTTAACCAGTGGTTGTGGTATGAAAAAGACAATTTTTTCGTTGGCACTTGGCACGTTTGGCCTGGGAATGGCTGAATTTGGCATTATGGGCGTATTAACTGAACTGGCCCATGACACCGGAATTTCAATTCCCGCCGCCGGGAATATGATTTCGTTTTACGCCTTTGGTGT